TGGTTCCACTTCCAGATGCCGAGAGGTATCCGGGATGAGAACAGCAACGCCATTACCGTGAATTTTGAAGCAGACATCCAGGAGACTGATTCGGGCGGTACGCCAACCGGGCCGATCGACACAGAGGCCTATTCGATCAGCGGCAACACCTTTGATGCCCAATTCCGAACTGAGAAATTCGTCACCCCAAACCCCGGCGGATTCTACCGGGTCAGGGCCAGGCGGATAAGCAATAAGTTCCCCGGCGCTGCTCTTGATCAGCTTAAGTGGGAGGACGCCGTGGCAGTGACCTCTTATGATGGTACTGGATTCGGTGACATCACCACGGTCGACGTAAATACCACTGCAACCAACTTCGCGCTCAGCTCATCGCAGCGCAAGATAAATGTGGACTGCACCAGGAAGCTGCCTACCTGGACCGCTGGCGGTGGATTCGATGCTACGCTTACGTCGACGCAGAAATTCGCTGATGCGGTGCTGTATCAGTTGAACGTATCGGCAGGCCGTCCGCTTGATGAGATCGATCTGGCCTCGCTGTTTGCCATCCAGGACGGCCTATCCGACGAGCAGCTTGGTCGGTTTGACTTTACGCTTGATGATCAGGATATAAGCCTTGGCGTCAGGGTCCAGACCATCTGTAATGCGGCCCGGGTCGGGGTATACCGAGACGGTCAGATCTGGCGGTTCTTCAGGGATGAAACCCGCGGGGCCAGGACGGCGCTATTCAACCGGCGCAACATCGCCAGCGGAGACAATCAGAAGCAGAACATTAGGCTTCACAGGCCCAAAGACTTCGACAGCGTGGCGCTACGGTTTACCGATCCGGTGACGAACAAGCGGGCCGAGATTAAGCGCAGAATTGACACTGTTGCTGACGTAATCGTTGAAGGACAAACCGGGTCCAGGCCGTCGAGGATCGACTTGGCAGGCTGCCGGAACATACTGCAGGCTACAGACCGGGCAAACCTTGAAGTCAGGAAGATCCTGCGTCAGCGATTTACGGTATCCGACCGGGTGTTGAGTGACGGAATGCTGGTGGATCTCGGCGACCGAGTTGGCTGGTCGGATATCTACGATGGCGATATCAGCGAAGGCGAGATCAGGACCATTAGCGGCGATAATTACACGACCAGCGAGAGGCTTGATGAACTGCCATCTGGGGCTCTTGTGGCCATTATTACCGACTCGACTGGCGCCACTCTGGGGCCAGTATCTGCGACGGTAACCGGCACCAAAGCATTCACGGCAAATTTTACCGGCACCGGCATTGTTTCGGACGGTTCAACCATCCAGGCCGGCAGCAGGTATCTGATCGGCGTGGTCGGTGACATCGACGCATCAGACTGGACTGTTGCATCCAAAAAGCCTGACAACGATGGGCGTGTTATGATTGAACTAGCCCAATATGATGAACGAATTTATGAAAAAGACGGAGTGCTCTGATGGCGACTGATCTATCACAATTTACGGTGCCGAATAATCGATTTGATGTTGCCCAGGATAACGCTGCAAAGTTGGATTCCGCTGTTAATGGTCCTGATGCTGTTGTGACAACGCGCACAGGTAAAGGAATCCAGTCGATCGATAGGATTATCGCCTCGATTGCGGCAGTGACAGACCGGGGCGCATGGACAACAGCCACCAGCTACCAAGTAAAGGACTTAGTTACTGATTCTGGGATTTTTTACATCGCCATTACTGCTCATACTTCTGGGGCCACTTTCGCTGGCGATGTAGCAGCTAAATGGCGCGTTTATCAAGGCATCACCCAGGATCAGTTTACAACTCGGGGTGATCTTAGATTTGGCACAACTTTTTCAACAATATCTGCAATGACTTCTGTCAGCCCAGTGTCCATTGATGGTGTTGTTGTAATTCCTGTAATCGGCATGCCGATGGATGTTTTGGATTATGCTGCTGGTAATAATTCAGGTCGCCTGACGGGCGAGGTTGTTGCCGCGGCGACAGGTACAGCTGACGGAGGTGCGTTCATTGATCTTGCCGGTGGTCTTCAATGGAAGCAGGATTTTATCGCAGGTATCTCAGATGTTAAGCAGTATGGAGCCAAGGGTGATGGAATAGAAAATGACGGCCCTGAATTACTCGTGGCTCTTGATAAAGATGGCATCGAGCTTTCATCTGGAGATTATGCAAACACCAACACTGCCATCACTCAAGACTTTGCAGACACCGCGATATTAAAGCCGGGGGCAGATGTAACAGACTCAGGTTCAGGCACTACTACCTTTGACGGCGTGGCTATACGTGAAGGCTATAACCCGTCAAATCAAGTCGCATGGGCTACTCCTGTCGCATTTAATTATGAGGGTCTGTCAGTTGAACTAGGGGGTTATGGTCCTCGGCAGTTTGGCTCGCTTGGCACACCGAGTGCAATCAACGGATCGATAAATATCCCGGCGTCTTCAGCGGTTGCAAACCATGCGTCAGGTGTAACTGGTTACGCTAAGACAGCTAGCCCCACTACCGGCGCAGTTGCGATTTATGGCGAGGTTGTGGCTGAAGCAGCATCAACGGCTATTTTCGGGTTCAATTCTCGATCCCTAGATAATGGATTCGCTTGTAGTGTTTGGGGCTCAGAGGTTGATATCAATATTTCTAATGCCGCGAGCACGGTTCGAGGTATAGATTTAACAGGCGGATCTGCTGTAAAGCCTGCAATTAGCGAAGGGTTCCGGCTAGGTCCTATTAACGCATTCACAAATATTGCATGGGACAGGGCGTTTGTATCGGCAGATAATGGAGCTGATACAGCGTTGAGCATAGGCGCTCAACAGGTGACAAACTCTGGCATGCAGTCTATCGAAGGTTTCTTCAGGGACGGCAGTGATGTTAGAACGCAGCTTCTAAGTATTACTGGAGATTCTTCTGGAAACTTGACTTTAGGAAACGAAGTTGGAACCGCGCTATTCGTTCTTAAGTCTGGGGCAAACCAACCGGTGAAGATCCTCGGTAATCAGCTTGGATTCTTTGGTGGATCACCAGCGGGAAAGCCAACAGTTACAGGAGCTAAAGGGGGCAACGCTGCGTTGACCTCCCTTATATCGGCTCTTGTCGCATTAGGGTTGATTACAGACACAACCACATAAACTGTTGCTAATTATTTCAATCCCACTGATCACCAAACTCAAATCCTACCGCATCCAGCATGCGGTCCATTTCCTCGATAAACTGCGGCACGGCGTCATCGAACAATTTGACGCCGGGGCCACTCACTTTCTCGATCCGATGCAGATTGTTTTTGCGCATGCGTGGGTCGAAGCTGCAGAAGTCCCAGCACTCAAGCTTGGTTACCCACATGCTGAAATCGATCTGGGCGATGTAATCCTTTTTTATCACGTTGTTCGCCAGTGATTCGATATGCACCTTGCTTGTAAACGGGCACTTGATCTCGACACCGCGGCCATCGTCGCAGATGCCATCCGGAGAGCACCCGGCGCGCATGGTATCGTCACCATAGGCAAACGGAAGCTGCTCGACCGATCGGCCTGTGATGAACTGATACATCTCTCGGGCGGCCGGCTCGTGATCGTTTCCCCACTGCATTGCCTTGGCGCTAACTGGATCCTGCGGCGCACCGGTGGCAATCTCTGCGACGAGTTCGGCCATGTAGCCCTGCCGGGTCAGGCTGCCGGACTTCATCAGCAGAATGTGCGCCTTGCTGGCCGTGATAACGCCCAGGCGCATCTTGAACCAGTCGAAGGTCTGTTGCTCAACGGTTGCAGGGTTGAATCCAAGGCGGCCTTCGTGGGTGGCTAGGCGGGCTAGTAGGTCGGCGTGGGTTGTCATTTTGTATCTCCATCAATGAATACGAGTTTTGCGATCCGGCACGGTCCATAATTGTGACTAATCTGGTCGGATCTTTTTTTGATGCTCTCAAGATCAGCTGTCCTAGTGTATTGCTCGAAAACCAGCGGACCCCCGTCATCATGATGAACTCTGCCGCTGGTAAACGTTATCTCTCGATCATTGGTTGCCACAACCACATAGATATCTTCGCTCATCTCAAAACACCTCATCACTATCAATAGTTTTCGCCATCTTCTGCTTCTGCTGCCCTAGGCGCTGGCTCAGCAGGTCTGAAAGCTTGCTGGCTTCGTCTTTGGTCAGCTCCGCCAGTGATTGCACGTCGCGCTTAAACAGGTTACTACCTGAGAAACTAAGCACGATCTCTTTCGTCGTGCCTAGCTCGTCGATCTGCTCGTTGATCTTCTCGGTCTGCTCGGCGGTCAGGTTCACATCGACCGGCCCGGCTGCGCGCCGCTCGTTGTCGAAGTCGATGCCCTCTCCGGACTTGTTCAGGTAGTCGATAGCCTGCGCGATGCGCTCGCAGCGCGGCCAGTATTTGTAGGCTCGCTTGACCACGGTTTTCCGTACCATCTCTTCGTAGTCGGTTTTCCAGGGCCCGGAGTTCTTCTTGAATGCCGCAGAACGGTTGGCCACCGACTTGATCTGTTCGATGCTCATCTCTTCGGTTAGGAAGTCGCCGCCAGCGGTCTTAACCGTGCAGTATGCGCCGACGATCGGCCCACGGTCGCCAAAGGTGTTGGCTGTGTGCGTCGGGGCCTTCTCAACGCCGTTGTTGGTGTAGGTATCACCCTGATAAACGATCTTCGATTGGCCCCACATCAGCGAGCCGCTATCAGTGGCTATGTGCAGAAGGCCCATATAAGAGATGTCCAGGCACACCTTGCCGTCGCGCGGCACCAGATAGGCATGCTTCTGCGCCGGGTTCAGGCTGATCCCGATGGCGGCGATGTTGATCACCGCGTCGATCATGCTCTGCGGGTTTTTGGTGGCGATGCCTGCCAGGTAGCTATTCGACCGCATCAGCTGGCATGCAAACTGAGATTCAGCTGCGAATTTCACTTTGTCGTCGATCACTAGGCTGTTGAATTGCTGCTCCTGGCCAAGGATGATGTTTTGGGCTTGCTGGACTGCTGGTGGTAGGTTCATTTTGACGACTCCATCAGAGCGTTGTGCCTGGCCAGCAGGAGGTTGTAGTCGAAGATGGTCATCTCCAGCTCTGAAGCTAGGGCGCCTGTCATAGCTGAGTTGTAGCTTAACAACCCGTCAAGTTCAGACCTGGCGGCAACTTCTGTCGCCGCTGATTCACATCGCAATCGGGATTGTTCGTAATTCTTACGGTCGGTCATAATCTTCTCCTCGTTTGTTGTCTGACAGTATAGCCAATCATCCGTTAACGTCAATCAATATATTCGATAAACGCCCGCTTGAATTCCTCGAACCCATAACAGACGCTGGCGAAGGCTCCGACGCCATCAGCAGCGGTCAGGATCTCGCGCTGGGCCTTGGATAGCCGTGACTTGGTACGATCGCACCGCTTGAGCTCGAACATGGCATAGGGATGCCCAGAGGCGGGATAAAGCAGGATCAAATCTGACACGCCAGGCAGCAGACCCATCTTCGACAGCTTGCCCCGGTACTGGACAGGCACCATAGATTCGTTGGCTGGGTGGTGCATCAGGCTGGCATGATCCGGGTGGTGGTGCCTCACCCAGGCCACGCAGTCGATGTGCTCGGCGTCCTCGTAGCGGCATTTGCCGCGGTATCCCGAGTCGTAGATTCTGATCATTTGGCTCGCCCTAGAATCTCGTTCTTCAACTTCCAGAATCGATAGGTTGATTTTCTGGCTATCTTGTATCGATCTTCAACGCTCATTTTGTTTTTATGCAGCCGATCAGGAGATTTCTTTATTCTCATCCGACCATCAACACCGACCACAATTAGCCCCGCCCAAGTGGGTACGTCGTCAGCGGTCGCCACACCGTCTGCAACGGCATACCAGAAGTAGTTAACGCACATATCGCCATCGATTAAGGCCTGGTGCTTGGGCTTGTACCAGGGCTGCCTGTTCCTGTCATCCCAACTGATATGACGATGTGATAAGGCTTCCTCCCTTGTTGGCTGCCTATAGTTGATGAATTTCTTTTTATCAGCCAGAAAGTCAGACCTGGATACCTTCACCTCGAATTCATCGCATAAACCGGACTTCCTAACGCAGAACAAATCGGCTTCGCTATCGTGCCGGATGAACACGTTTGGTAGCATCAACTCATAGCGCCGGATGTGATCGCCGTGATTCGCCAGTGCCATAATCACATCTTGCTCAGTCATCGTTTATTTCCTATCACTCGGCAGAATAATCGTTTGGCCTATGTGCCACTTCCCACATCCAGTGCAGCGGTATACCGTTATGCGGCCCCTGCGGGTACCGCGTCGACCCATGCGCCGGGCTATCTTGTTGGCCTTGGTCTTGCTGTCGAAGCCTTCTTTACCGGAGCAATAGTGGGTCATTCACACCCTCCCGGTATTGACGCAGTTGCGTTTTGCTTGGTTTATCTCATCCTGAGTGTATCCACAGACTGAGGCCCACTCCTTGAAGGATCTCCAGTGGACCATTGCGTCTCTGTTATTCATAGAATCAGGCGTGTCATTATAGTATTTGATCAGACGATCAATCAGGGCGTTCTGCCTGTCGTCTGGAGCAAATACTGATTCAAATTGCCGGCGGAATGTTTCCTGGCTTGATTGTCCTTTAATCATCACTAAAATCCCCATCGCAAATAGGCGCATCACCCAGCACGGTCGCCACTATGTGAGTGTTTCGATACTGCGACATATTGGCCTCACTGAATACCGACTCAACCGCGCACAGATAGTCCTCGTCTGCTTCCTGAAGGATGCCATGGATAACCATCTCCACCGGCTTGTAGTAGGCCTTCCCGTAAGCGTCCATAAACTCGCAGTCTATCTTGATGTGCCACTTCAGCCGCATCGAATCAACCATCGTCTTAACCTGCCGGCGCATCTGCCCCAGCTGCGGCCTGACCATCGGGTTTTTGTGCGTGAACCGCTCGTTTTTGATCGGGGCTTTGGGTGCAAGCGGATCCTCGATGCTCCAGCTCATCTGGCAGCCGCGTATCAGGCTTAGCGCTGACTTTCGCACCGATCGCGGCTTTCGGGTCTTTTTGTTGTTTGGCATAAGTTTATCTCCTGTTATCCATAGATAAGATGTACTGCAAATCCTATTAGCGCAACGATAATGATTGTTATAGCAAAAGCAATAGC